GCGTGTTTATAATCCAGTTGATAAAGACAAAATATATGTATTAGCCTGGGATCCTAGTCTAGGCACAGGTGGCGACTTTGCTGCGATAGAAATTTTTTGCTTACCAGATTTGACACAAGTAGCTGAATGGCAACACAATAAAACAGATATTCGTGGACAACTACGCAACCTCATTACTATTTTAGAATGGCTAGTTAGTAAAGGCGTTGCCAACGAAAACATATATTGGAGTGTAGAAAATAATACACTAGGTGAAGCAGCTCTTGTAGCTATTACTGAATTCGGTGAAGATCGTATACCAGGGTACTTTATCAGCGAACCAGGGCAAAAACGCAGAGGTTTCAACACAACTAACAAAAGTAAACTTGCTGCCTGCACTAAGTTAAAATACTATGTAGAAAGCGGCAAGATGATACCTAAAAGCAAAAACCTTGTGCAAGAGTTAAAAACATTTGTTGCCCATGGTGCTAGTTTTGCTGCCAAAGAAGGTGAAACAGACGACTTGGTAATGGGCACAATCTTAGCAGTCAGACTAGTAGAATATGTTATGCGATATGACGAAGTAACATATAATACACTAGTTGAACGCGGCGGCGAAGACTATGTTGCTCCAATGCCAATTGGAATAATTTAATAAAAATAGATAAATAACATTATGGCAATAGATTACGAATCAGTAGCAGATAGAATTTTTGATCAGTTAAAGGGCTTTGGCTATAACATCATAGTATATGATGCTGACGGCAGAAGAACTGTTAACAGTTATGATGGTCGTTACTTTTATAGTACCGATCAAAAGTTCACTATTGAACTTAATGACGATGAGAACGTTATTACGGTAAAATACGGTGCCAGTACAGATAAAGATAAAATGAAAAAGCTATTATCTACTGTTCGCAGTGGTATAGCAAAAAAATATTTACTAGGAGTTGATGTTATGCCTTATGCAGGTAAAGACATAGAATTAAAAAATGTTGAACAGATGGTAAAAGAAAGCCTAGGACCAAGCACAGGTTCAGCTAAAACAAGTTACCAGCAAACTGAAGGCGCTAAACTGATTATCCGCCACAACAAACCAGTTAACGAAGAAGTTCGTGGCAGTCGTAGCCGTAACATCAGTGCGCTATTCATTGAAAACGCACAAGGCGAACGTTTTAAATATCCACACAATCACCTACTAGCTGCTCGTACAATGACTCAGCACGTTAGCAAAGGCGGTACACCTTATGACGAAGTAGGCCAAAAGATTATAGGTCTAAGTGAAGAGCGTGATCAACTACTAAAGGTAGCAGGTTATATCAAAGGACAAGGTCTACAAGAACAAGCAAGTGATGTACAATATGCTGTCACACAACGTCTAAGCGAAATTAAAAGTTTGCTAGGCAAATACAATCCAGAACGCTTTATGGCAGATATCCATGAAGAAGATGAAACAAATTTAGATTCTCTTAAAGAGCAGTTAACTAAAAACATTTTTGATGAAAACATTGGCAATCTATTACCAAAACTAAATGGCTATGTAAAAGAATATAAAGCACAAATGGAAGCTCAAAAATCATTGGCACAATTAACACAACAAGTAGAAGAAGCAACAACAATTCAAGTAAGTGCAATTCCAGACTTGGAAATGGCTGCAATGATGGTTTATGAAAGTCCAACTGTTAATACAACAGAACTAATCAACATGGTATTACCTGTATTAGAAGACGAATCTATCAAGTCTACTTTGGCTCAAGTTTCCGAACATGTAAGCGAAGGCAGACTAGATCCTGTTGCAGTAGAAAATATTGCCCGTGCTATTGTCGGTAAAGGACAAGTAACAGAAGAAACTTTTGAATCAATGTCAACTCCAGACCAAGTATTCGAAAGCGTATTGAGCAAGTATAAACTAACAGAAATATTGAAATAAAACTGTAAATATTACGTCAAGGTGTAGTTTAATCATTTTGGTAAAATTACACCTTGACAATACAGGCACTAGCTTGTATACTTTGTTTATTACATAAAAGTTTATGTAATAATCCTGGCACAAAAATTGGCATAACCCAGGCTTAACTTAGGAGAAAAACTATGGCTACATTAGCAGAAATCCGTGCTCGTCTACTAGAGCAAGAAAACAAAATGGGTGGTAATAAAACCCAAGGCGGCGGCGACAACGCAATTTTTCCTTTTTGGAACATCCCCGAAAATTCAACTACTACAGTACGTTTCCTACCTGACGGAGACGAATCTAACACATTCCCATGGCGCGAACGTCAAATGATTCGTTTGGAGTTTGCCGGCGTTAAAGGCGGCGACGAAAACAAGCGAGTTATTGTAACTGTTCCATGTATGGAAATGTGGAAAGAAACTTGTCCTATCCATGCAGAGATTCGTCCTTGGTTTAAGGACAAGAGCCTCGAAGATCTAGGTCGCAAGTATTGGAAGAAAAAGTCTTACATCTTCCAGGGCTTCGTAGTAGATACTAAACTACAAGAAGAGTCACTTCCTGAAAATCCAATCCGTCGATTGATCATCAACCCAAGCATCTTTAACATTGTTAAGGGCGCATTGATGGATCCAGAGATGGAGAATCTATTCACCGACTTTGAAAATGGTACAGACTTCCGTCTAACTAAAACCACTAAAGGTCAATATGCTGACTACAGCACATCAAGTTTTGCACGTCGTGAACGCGGCCTAAACGAACAAGAACTTCAAGCTATTGCTACACATGGTCTATATGATCTTAACGATTTTATGCCTAAGAAGCCAACGCAAGAAGAAGTAGGTATTATCTACGACATGTTTAAAGCCAGCGTTGACGGTGAACTATATGATCCCCAGCTTTGGGGTAATTACTTCCGCCCAGCGGGAGTTAATATCGGCAATGTTGAGTCCGATTCTGCGCCAGCACCTGCGGCCCGCCCTGCTCCAGCGGCAGTGGCGAAGCCAGCAGTAGTACAAAACAACGATGACGATGATGATGCACCATTTGAAGCCGAGGCATCTGCGCCAGCACCCGAAGGCAAGAAAAATGTCAATGACATTCTTGCTATGATCCGTAATCGTCAACAAGGTTAATATAGGAAGTAGGGGAAGAAATTCCCCTACTAAATTTTATGACATTACCAGACGAACGATATCGTGCTGTATTGCAAACGCAAAGATTCTTAACAGAGCTAGTTGCTGGTACACATCCTAGAGTTCCTAAAGATGTAAGGAGAATGGCTAGTGCTCTACTTAAACATTATCCAAGCGGTTGGGACATGCAACGTGCCGCACAATTCGCGCCTGATGTATTTCAAGAGCGAATGGAACCTCTAACAAGAATGTTTTTGCAACATAAACAATTTATAGAAGGTGAAGAAAATGACCAAAAAACTAACTAAACTAGATAAAGTAAACGAAGACTTTACAGTAAATCGGTATGACAATGGATTTATGATCCAAGTAGGCGGCCGCGATGCCGAAGGCGATTGGAAAACTGCTAAAGTATTGTGTAACACTGAAGAAGAACTCTTTGAAGTTATCAAAGAGGCATTAAGCATGGAAATGGCAGATTAACATGGTTAAACCTTTTGACGTAAGCAAGTTCCGCAAGGACATTACTAAGAGCATCGACGGCCTTAGTATCGGTTTTAATGACCCAACTGATTGGGTCAGTACAGGCAACTATACACTTAACTATCTTATTAGTGGAGACTTTTTTAAAGGTGTACCACTAGGTAAGGTTACGGTGTTTGCAGGAGAGTCTGGCGCAGGTAAAAGTTATATCTGTTCTGGTAACCTAGTGCGCCATGCACAAGAACAGGGCATTTTTGTTGTACTAATCGACAGTGAAAACGCACTAGACGAAACCTGGCTACAAGCTCTAGGTGTAGACACTGATGAAAGCAAGTTGTTGAAACTTAATATGGCAATGATCGACGACGTTGCTAAAACTATCAGTAAGTTTATGGCAGACTACAAAGGACTTGACGAAGCAGATCGTCCTAAAGTTCTATTCGTGGTTGACTCACTAGGCATGTTGCTAACACCAACAGACGTTAACCAGTTTGACGCAGGTGACCTTAAAGGCGACATGGGTCGTAAGCCTAAGGCACTAACTGCACTTGTCCGTAACTGTGTAAACATGTTTGGTAGTCATAATGTTGGCTTGGTAGCAACTAACCACACTTATGCATCACAAGATATGTTTGACCCAGATGATAAAATCTCAGGTGGTCAAGGCTTTATCTATGCATCAAGTATTGTTGTTGCTATGCGTAAGCTAAAACTAAAAGAAGATGAAGATGGCAATAAGACTAGTTCTGTAAATGGCATTCGTGCTGCCTGTAAGGTTATGAAAACACGTTACGCTAAACCTTTTGAATCAGTGCAGGTTAAAATTCCTTATGCGACAGGTATGAGTCCTTATAGCGGCCTATTTGACATGCTAGAAGAAAAAGGTTCTTTGAAGCGTGAAGGCAACAGTTATGTCTACACATTTAAGGATGGTACTACAGACAAAGCCTTCCGTAAAAACTGGACAGACGAAATGCTTGATAAGGTCATGGCTGATATCATGCTACGTGACATGTCACATGATAGCGTTCAAGTTGAAGACCAAGTAGATGAAGTTGCTGAAGAATTTGAAAACGAATGATCTTAAATGATGTGTTAATTTTAGGTGACAGCTTTTGTGCCGATCGTTCATATGAAACAGATTGGCCAAAAGCGTTAACTAAAAAATTAACAAATTCCGATGACATTCCGCGAGGCCATGGCTTTGCAGGTTGTTCGTGGTGGAGTGTGCGTAAACTGTTTATGAAGGAAATTATAAATGTTCCTAAAGTAATTATATTTGCACACACTGAACCACAAAGAATACCATCGGACTTTGATCATAGTTTAAATTCTGTAACAGTAAGTGAACATGACAGACGTTTACATCAACCAGACGGTACTAATAAACAAATGTCTAAGACAATGGCATTGGCTGGTAGGCTTTATTATGAACAGCTAATATCTTTTGATTTTCACGAATGGGCAGTTACGCAGTGGTTTAAAGAAATTGATGAAGTTATTGGTAGCATTTCGGGAGTGGACAAGGTAATACATCTATTTTCGTTTCCTGGTAACTATACCAATTACACATTTAAATATGGAGTAACTATTGACGATAGCTTGTTTAAATATCATAAAAATAATAAAACAAGAAATCATTTTACTCCTGAAGAAAATGTAAAATTAGCCAACAACATTTATAGTATAATTGATAACTATCCAGGTAACGGTATTAGATATTATGATAGTATACTATAACTACAAACATAGTCGATGAAAGTTTATTGACATTTTAAAAAGGAATACTAAATGGTACAGCGTAACGCAGTAAAAGAAACGCAAGAAAATAAAAAACCCGCAGCCGGACATGTACAAGGACCTATACAGCCGGGTCAATTAATGTGGGATGCAGGCATTTGCTATATGGCAGAGGAATTTACTTCTGCTACAACTAAGCCAATTATTAATTGGATTATTGAAAAAAATCTGCTACCACAAGCACATCGCCCTAAAGAGTTGACTCTAATTATAAATAGTCCCGGTGGCGAAGTACACTCTGCATTTGCTCTCATTGACGTAATGAAGGGTAGTGCTATTCCTATTAAGACAGTAGGATTAGGTATGATTGCTAGCTGTGGTATTTTAACATTTATGAGCGGCACCAAAGGCCGTCGAGTTATTACACCAAATACTAGTATTCTAAGTCATCAGTATAGTTGGGGTTCCGTAGGTAAAGAGCATGAATTGTTTGCTCGGGTAAGGGAGTTCGAACTATCAACAAAACGTATGGTTGAACATTATAAAAAATGCACCGGACTTAGCGAAAAAATTGTTCGCGAAGTATTGTTACCAGCAGAAGACGTTTGGTTGGATGCCAAGGAAGCAGTTAAGTATGGTATTGCAGATAAGATTGTTCAGACATATTAATATAACGATTAAGGACTAAATTATATTATGTTACACGACGAACAGGTTAATCTCATTGTAGATGTATGGACCAGCATCAAAGGTTATATCGAAAAGAAAGAGCGTTTCGACGCCGCAAGTTCATTATTGCGATCACTTGAAAATCATTATGAGATGGAAGGTATTTGCGAAGAACTACTAGGCACTGACGCTGTGTTAGATACTGTAATTAAAGAAATGTATCTTCTGGATGATGGCGCAGAAGATGACTATGATGAAGACAACTACGATTTTGAAGACTAAATGAGCGATTGGTATAGAAAAGTATCCGGAGACTTATCAGTACTTCCTGATGCTATAGCACATTTCGAAAACGAAATAGCCCAGGCACGAATCGAAACTAGCCTTAAAGGTAATCTTGAAGCTAATAGTAGATTAATGCCTGGTATCGTTGAACATCGCTTTAACCAATTACAGGAAGTAGAAGCTATATTAGAATGGCTTAATATTCAGTTACGAAAAAAACGTAGCGAAGTATTTAAAAAATTTACTGAAAATTATAATAGGGCATTAAGCAGTCGAGATGCTGAAAAGTATGTAGACGGAGATTTAGAAGTTGTTGAATGGCAATTATTAATTAATGAATTTGCTATGATTAGAAACAAATATCTAGGCTTAATGAAAGCAATTGACAGTAAACAATTTCAAATTAATAATATTGTAAAACTCCGTGTTGCTGGCATGGAAGATACTACATTAGGTTAAAA